GCCTGGATGCAGCCAATCTGCAAGCACTGTGTGTGCCTTGCCATAACCGCAAGACGGCTGCGGAGACTTCGCGGCGCAGTGCAGGGGGGTAGGGGGTCTAAATCTCTACGTTTGGTACCCAAAGATGCGTGCGCTTGCGCAATTTTTTGCGCGTGCAAATTGAAATTCTTTTTTTTAGTCCACATGGCCGGTCGTAAACCCCTTCCCGTTGCAGTCAAGAAGATCAAGGGGACGCTGCAAAAGTGCCGCACCAACCCCAACGAGCCCCGCCCAATGGGAAAGCTGGGCGATCCGCCGGAATACATGTCCGACATCGCCAAGGAGGCGTGGACCTACGCGGTAGAGAACGCTCCGCCGGGGCTGCTGTCTTCGCTGGATGCGGCCGTGCTCGAGCGCTGGGCTAATTGCGCCGGGCTGTACCGGGAGGCGCTGGCCAAGATCAATCGTTCGGGGGTGGCGGGGATGATCATCAAGACCCCCAGCGGCATCTTGCGCCGTTCGCCTCTGATGGACGTCATTCGGGACCTAGCCCAGGAGATGAAGGGCTACGAAGCTGAGATGGGGTTCACGCCCGCGTCACGCTCAAGGGTCCATGTTGCACAAGAGCCTGGGACAAATGATGACCCCTGGGCCGATATTGCGGGATAAGTTCAATGGCTCAAGGCAGTTATGCGGACATTGCCAAGATGTACGCAGAGAAAGTCGTGGCCGGAGAGATCCTGGCGTGCAAGTGGGTGAAGGCCGCCTGCCAAAGGCAACTCAGTGATCTGAAAAAGTACAAGGGCAAGGCCAGCCCCTACCGCTTCAATCCCAAGCTCACCAGCAAGAGCGGCAAGACCTACTACCCGGCGGACAACCTGTGCGCATTCATTGAGCGACTGCCGCACGTCAAGGGCCCGCTTGCCGGAGAGCCCATCACGCTGGAGCCGTGGCAGGTGTTCATCCTCTCGACGGTGTTCGGCTGGGTCAAGGCCGATGGCACGCGGCGCTTTCGCCGCTCCTACATCGAGGTGCCACGAGGCAATGCCAAGTCCACTCTGTCGTCTGCGGTGGGCCTGTACATGCTGGCAGCCGATGGTGAAGGTGGTGCTGAGGTCTATTCGCTGGCGACCACCCGTGACCAGGCCCGCATTGTGTTCGGGGACGCGCAGACCATGGCACGCCGCAGCCCGGGGTTTCGCAACCGGTTCTCGGTGAATGTCGGGGCGCACAACATGAACGTGATGGCCACGGGCTCCAAGTTTGAGGCGCTCTCGGCCGAGGGCTCCACGCTGGACGGTCTGAACATTCACTTTGGCTGCGTGGATGAACTCCACGCCCACAAGACTCGCACGGTCTATGACGTGGTAGAGACCGGAACCGGCAAACGGGACAACTCGCTCTTGTGGGTGATCACCACGGCAGGTAGTAACCGCGCAGGCATCTGCTACGAGGTTCGGTCTTTTGTGACCAAGCTGCTCGATGGCGTGTTCGAGGATGACACCCAGTTCGGGATCATCTATGGCCTCGATGATGGGGATGACTGGACAACCGAAGAGTCGCTGATCAAAGCCAACCCCAACTGGGGCATCTCGGTGAGGTCCGAGGTGCTCGGGCCGCTGCAGGCCAAGGCGATGCAGTTGCCCAGCGCCGTCAACAACTTCAAGACCAAACACCTCAATGAATGGGTGAACGCCGACACGGCCTGGATGGACATGCGCTCCTGGGATGCCTGTACCGAGCACGGCATGTTCATTGAGCAATTCGAAGGCCAGCCCTGCTGGATAGGGCTGGATCTGGCCAGCAAGACGGACATTGCCGCCTTGGTGGCGGTGTTCCGGCATCCGCAGATCTCGGATGCCTTTGTCACTTTTGGCAAGTACTACCTTCCCGAGGACACGGTCAACGGCGCAGGCAACAGCCAGTACAGCGGCTGGATGCATTCGGGGCGGCTCATCGTCACTCCGGGCAACGTGATCGACTTTAGCTGGATCGAGTCGGACCTGCTGGACATGGCCACGCGCTTTGAGATTCAGGCGGTGGCCTTCGACCCGTTTCAGGCCACGCAGCTCTCGACCCGGATGCTGGCCGAGGGCCTGCCAATGATCGAAGTGCGCCCCACGGTGCTGAACTTCAGCGAACCGATGAAGACGCTTGAAGCCCTGGTCCTGCAAAAGAAGCTCGTCCATGACGGTGACCCGGTATTGGCCTGGATGGCCAGCAACGTGGTGGCGCACCTGGACGTCAAAGACAACATCTATCCACGCAAGGAGCGAGCAGAAAACAAGATAGACGGCATCGTGGCACTGATCATGGCCCTCTCAAGGGCGATCAAACCGGGGGACTCGGTGGTGCTCGGATCCGACTATGAGTTGATGGTGCTCTGAGGCAATGGGACTTTTCACATTCATCGATCGATTCAGAGCCTCGAGCAGTGACCGATCCCCTTGGGGAGACTTCTTCTTTGAGCCGGTGTCGGTGCGCAGCGCCTCAGGCATGCGCGTCTCGCCTGACGGGGCGTTGCGGCTCGCAGCGGTATATGCCTGTGTGCGCATCCTGTCGGAGACCATGGCGTCTCTTCCGGTGGTGGTGTACCGCCAGCGCAAAGACGGAGGCAAGGATCGGGTGACCGATCACTGGCTCTACGGCCTCCTGGCCCGCAAGCCCAACCGGTTCCAGAACCCCTTTGAGTGGCGCGAGATGCTTCAGGGACACCTGGCCCTGAGGGGCAATGCTTTCTGCCAGATCATCGCCAACCCCAAGGGAGAAATCACCGAGCTCATGCCGATTCACCCCGACCGGGTGCGCATGGAGGTGATGGACAGCGGGGACTTTCGGTACCGGGTTCGGATGCAAAACGGGGATGAAACCGTATTCCCGCGCGGGCAGATCTGGCACCTACGAGGCCTGTCCTCGGACGGTCTAATGGGCATGAGTCCTATCGAGTTGGCCCGCGAGAGTCTGGGCATGGCACTGGCCGCTCAGGACTACGGGGCGCGGTTCTTCACGAACGACGCCAAACCCACGGGCGGCTGGATCGAGTTTCCGGGCACCTTCAAGGACCCTGAGGCCAAGCGGGTGTTTCGCGACTCCTATCAGTCGGCGCAGTCCGGCTCCAACCGGGGCAAAGTCCTGGTGCTGGAAAACGGCATGAAGTTCCATGAGGTGGGCGTCACGAACAAAGACGCCCAGTTCCTGGAGCTGCGCAAGTTCCAAATAACAGACATTGCCCGGTTGTTCCGTGTGCCACCACACATGATTGCCGATTTAGATCGCGCGACGTTCTCGAACATCGAGCAGCAGAGTCTGGAATTTGTCATGCACACCATGACGCCCTGGGCCGAACGCTGGGAGGCCTCGATCGAATCCGATCTGATGCTCGATGGCGATCAGCTGGAAGTCGAGTTCGACTTTGCCAACCTGATGCGCGGCGATGCAGCCAGCCGCTCGGCCTACTACCAAAGCGGCATCCAGAACGGCTGGCTCACCCGCAACGAGGCACGCATTGCAGAAAACCTCAACCCGCTGCAAGGCCTGGACCAACCCCTTCGCCCACTGAACATGGTGGAGGAAGAGGATGCCGAAGAGGCTGAGCAGGAGACCGAATCCTCCGATCCGGCGCCTGCCGAGGACGAAACGGACCCCGCCGATCAGGAATCGAGCTTGCGCTTTCGCAAGCTGGTGCAGTCCAACTCAGCCCGGCTAGCCCGGCGCATCGCCAAGAAGGGTTCCCTGGGAGCCAACGAAACCGACCTGATTGCCCAGGCCTTTGGACTTGAGGTGAGCAAGGTCAGCGCCTGGGCGCAGCTGCAAACACAGCCCTTTGAGGAGGCCGCACTGGCCGCTTCCCTGATTCAACTTGGAATGAACACATGAACAAACAACTTCTGCTTTCAGAATTCCTGACCACCCCCTGGGCGCTGATGCCCGAGCGTTTGCAGGCTATGTCCGGCATCCTGACACGCTGGTCTGCGGGCGAGCCGCCAAGCGACGAGACCCTGTTTCAGGTCAACACCGACCGCGTGCTGCGTGACACCCGCAAGCAAATGGCAGCCGCCAGCACGGGCACCGGTATCGCGGTGCTGCCCCTGTACGGGGTGGTGACGCAGCGCGGCAACATGGTCGACGACATCTCCGGGCCGGGCAGCACCAGCACCCAGCAGTTCACATCAGTCCTGCGCCAGATGCTGGCCGATGACACGGTGGGCCAGATCCTGATCGACATCGACAGTCCCGGGGGCAGCGTCTATGGCGTCTCCGAATTG